TAGCGCCCACCACCAATACCCAAAGCAGGTATAGGTATTCTTGAAAATTCATCTTATCGCCGCTCCGAAAATCAAGGCGAGCAGGACCGACAAAGTTATTTCCAGCGCTCTTTTTTTGCTGATTTTAAAGCCCATGATTTTTTTTATTACCATTTCGCTCATCGTGCGCTCCTTACGCATTGTTTTAGCAAGTCCTCGCAGGTTTTAAAATACTCGGCGATTTTTCTTTGATTGTCCGGATCGCTTCTGTCACGCTCCGGTTTTTGCGGCATCTCGTCGATGCAAGGCACGGCTATATACACGTCTTGATATTTTGTTTGAACGATAGCCTCAGGCTCTTTGCCTGCGCAGCCAAAAAGCGATAGGACGATACAAAAAAGCCCGATTTTAGCGCGCAAGCTCATCAAATATCCTTTCGCATCGCTCCAGCTTCTCCTCGCAGTTTTGCGCCGCGAGCGGCTTTATGCTCTCAAATTTGCGTTTTGCTTTTTCTTGCGTCTTTTTTAAGTCGGGCTTTTTTACTTCAAGCTCCTTAAATTTTGCGTTTTGCAGGTCCATTTTTGCATTGCACTCGCTTAGATTTGCAGCCGAAATTTGCAGGTTTGCTTCTTTTATCGCGAGTTCTTTTTGCGCTTCTGCTAGCCCCGCTTTTGCGTCCTTGATGTCGTCTTTTAATTTCCAAATTTCAACCCCAAGCCCCAGCATTACGCCTGCAAGAGCGCCGATTACGATTAGCCAAAGTTTGTTTGCGATTAGAAAATTCATTCCACTAATACCCAGTCGCTACCGAGGACGTCGGTTTGGCTAGCTACCCACGGAACAATCTCGCCGTCGATCGTTTTCATATCGACGTGAGAGCGATAATCGACCTCCGCCCCCTCGCCGAAGATAGATAAAAGCGGTTCGCGATTTACGGTAAATTTAGACCCTTCAACTAAAAACAAAAACATCCCCTTACCGTTCCAACCTTTGCGCGCTACTCTTTTGCCTTGTTTTAAAAATCGTATCGCAGCGCCGAAATCAAACCCCTCGGAGATGTTTTGATAAGTGGCTTCAAAGACATTTTTAGGCGACCACGAGATATAGCCGTCAAAATTCGGGTGATTCTTTTTGCTATCGACATACTCTACAAGATAACCCTCGTCATTCGGATTTTCCTCCGCAGGCACTGTCCAACCGCGCAACTTGTTGTATTCCAAGCGATTCATCGGTATCGCTTTAATCTCCTTGGTTCCTACGTATTTTTGCATTGCTTCTCCTTTATTTGAGTAAATTTATAAGAAATACGGCCGTTAAGACAACGGCAACTATAATCACGAATTTCCTTGTGGACGGCTTCATTGTTTTATCCTTTTAAACGGATTTACCGCCCACACCGTCTGAAGCACCTTTTTATCGTTCTCGTCCATATACGTGTGTTTGTTGTCGGTGCGCATTCCGACTATATCCATCAGTTTCCACCCTAGATAGATACGGCAATACCATTTTGATTTGCCATATCTGATCTCGCGGTAATACCCGAAACGCTCGCGTCCGTCTTTTAGCTTGCAAGTGACGAGGCACTCGGTATTCTTTTGCCCTTTGTTATAGGTCGCTAGCGTATCGCCGATCGCACGCACGCTGTTTGCGTCTATGTCCTCGACTTTGACGCCCAGGTACTTTGCGCTGAAGTTTCCTATGCGGTTGCGATACAACCAGCAAAGGCGAGCGAAGTACGTGCGGTTCTTGCCGTTTGGATAGTGTTCGTTTCTCCAGCCGTCGTCTCCGTTGATACCGTAATCGGGGTCATCGAACCAAGAAGCCCACTTGGGCAAATTTTCGCTTTTTTCGTCGCAAGCTAGCAGCGCAAAAGGCACGATGAAAAAGTGCAAAATCTCGATAGGAATTTCAACCGCGAAATTACGCGCTACTTGAGAAATTTGTTTAAAACTTAACATAGCTCTACCACTTTCTTATCCGGACCGATGAGCCGAGCGAGCTTCTTAGATTGCTTTCGCTTACGCTATCTATCGACGAGCTAACGCCAAATTGAGACAACCCGGAATTTACGTTTAGAAAATTTCCGGCAGATACGGACTTTAACTTTTTAAACGTGACTCCAAAAACATTTGGAAAATTACAAAAAGACCCCGTTCCGGTAATGCTTTCCAAGGACGGTAAAAATAAATTATCTCCAGTTCTAAGGTTGTTAAAGCTATTTCCTTCTACCCTTTGCAGTCCATCCATCTTTATAAACCAAGGATGACATCTATTAAAACAGTTTTTTACGCTTTTTATTTTCGGTACTATCAGACGATCAAAAGAGCCCATATCGTTAAAGCAATTTTCCCCCAAACTCTCAAGACTAGGCAACTCTAACTTAACGTATTCTTGCGTTAGATTTCCAAACATAAAGTCGTCGTTAAAGTTATTCGCCCCTATGGAAACTATTTGGGAAAAATCTATTTTGTTTTTATGCCATGCGGGGATTTGAGCTCTTATGTTTGTAGTGAAATTTTCGGGTATTCTTTTCCCCCAAACTATCATTCCGTCGGGTTCTACCCTTGCTACGTCCGGATAAGACTCTTTAGTCTTGCCCCCGAGAAAAAATGCGCCTTTTAACATTATGCGGCCTTTTTAATAAATTGGACGATGATTTTATTGTCAAACGGGTTGATAAAATAAGACAAAAAGACGTAGCCTTTGCCGTAAGTAGCATCGTCGGGATTAATTATTTGAAAATCGCTCGAAAGACTCATAACCCCATTGCCATGGATATATATTAGTCCGCTTTTCCCTCTATTCTGCTCTGCCGTGATATTGGTAGCCGTAAGCTGTCCCGAGATATTTTGGCCGACGAAATTTACGCCCTGCGTAAAATCTATAGTATTACCTGAAAGATTTTGCGCTACCGTATATCCGTTAAGTTCGCTTTTGCTAGCATAAGAGCTTAGCTGCGATTTTAGGGCGTAGTTTGCCTTTTCCGAGTTATACGTCGCGGCGTCTAGCTTCGCGTTAAGCTCTGTTTTATTAGCCAAATTTGCAGTCTTTGTCGTTATTAGCTCATTTGCTTTTGCCTCGCCTATCTTTGCGTTTAGCTCCTCTTTAGTAGCTAGCCCGCTCACGTCTACGCTGCCCGATGTTTCGCCTTTTTTGGCGTATGTTTCGTCTATCTTTTTGCTAGAAAACGTTTTATTTTCCGCCGCGGTCGTATCGTCGATAGGCGTTTTTTGTTTTAGCTCTTCTACCGCACTCGCGAGCTCGCTCACGGCCTCGCTTACTAGCTGCTTAGCCTTTTCTTCGCTTACGCCGGCGCCGTTTTCTTTGATTTTAGCGAGGATCTCTTCAGCCTTGGCCAAAGACTGCTTTAGCGGCTCCAGCCTTTGGGCTACGGCGTTAAATTCGGCTATCTTTGCGTCCATCTCGCCGCTTTTGTTATCAAAGCTGTTTTTAGCCAGCTTTATCTCCACCGATATTGTTTCCAAACGGCTCAAATTTAGCTCTTTGATCTTCTCGCTAAGAGCCAAAATTTCCTTACAAATTTGCGTAAATTCTTTTTCGTTTTGCATTTTTTCTCCTTGTGTTTTTTGGGCGGCTACGGTCTTATTCTTGCTCTCATCACTCTATCTAGGTCTCTTAGATCGGCCCTATCTTGATACTTACCGTTTTGAAAATCCATAAATTTGTATATGAATTTCCTACAACTTAGACTTTTACATTTTGCGCGGTCGGCCATGTAAAAGTCTAAATTATTTAAAAATTCCTCGTCCCAAAGAAAATACGTCCCGACCTCAGAGCCGATCTCGTAGGGCTTGGCGTATCCTTTGGCCCCGAGCGCGCTTTCGAGGTCGCAACTCGCGTCGTCAAAGTTACTCGTTTCGTATTCACAAAGGGATTCGAGATACAACTTGTTAAATTTAAAACGATCCTTGTCGTCCCCGGCTCTTGCCGCGGCGATACCGTAGCCTAGAGCCGCCAGCAGGCTCTCGTCTTCGTAGTCCATCTCGTCCGTCCCCGCGCGAGGAGGGCGAAATTTAGCTACGAAGTATTTTTTTGAGAGATAGTAGTCTACGTCTATGTTTCTATCGTCTATCTCGATCTTTTCCAAGACCGTTATAGCCCTATGTATCTTCGCCGCGGTTTGACGCATTAGCGATCTAAACTCGTCGTCTCCGCATATTTTTACACCGCGGCGAGTATTGATTTCGTATAGGTTTTTAAACTCCGAAAAAGTCATCTTTGCTCCTCAGCCAAGCCAAGGCCGTCGGCCCCCGCTTAAACTTTCAGGTTTTTAAGCCAAGCAAACGCGACAGGCGTACATACGCGAAGCGTAAATTCGCTCAGCACTTCCTTTTCGACCGCGTCGTTACTGGTCGGCAGCTCATTGACTTCCATAGGGCGCCAATTTACCTTGAATATATCATCGCTTCTAAAGGCAATGATTTCGTTTTGTTCAAGGAACGGGTTTAGCAGTACCTTTACGTGGCCGTATGTGTTTTTTACCGCTAGCACTTCGCTCTCTAGGTATTTTTCGGTCATATTCGCCTGCTTGATCTTGTCTAGGATGTCAAGCAACCTATCGTTTTGCTTGTCGTTTACCATCATGAACTCATACGGTCTGCCTTTGCTCCAACCGATTTTAAACAGATTTCTTATCATCTGCATCGTTAGATCGGTATTAGTCGCATCAATCGTATTGACCGCCGTAGAAAAGCTCTTAAGCCCGCCGCATTTGCCTATCACGGGCGTTCCCGTATTTACCCTCTGCACCGCCGTTTGGCCGGAGAGTAAGATCTTTTCGATAGACTTTTTATGCTCTACCGAACTAAATTCGCCCTGCTTTGTTAGGCTACCCTTACCTTGCGTGTCAGTCGTAGGTTTTTGCGAGCCGGAAACGCCGTAGGTGTTTTTAACTATCTGGAAGTGATTTATGAGCTCGCCGCCCGTATAATACTTCGCAGCCGCTTTCGGCCCGCCCTCTGCGTGGGCGTTATTTAGATCGCCGTCCGGCAACTCGTCGTAGCTCCACTTGTGCCCCATGGCGGCCCTTGATGACCTGTCTATTGGGGCGCCAAGCGATATCGCGCTATAAAAAGGAGTCGTCTCCCACCCTATTTGCTTTATTGATTTTTCTAAAAGAGCGCCTGAGCTTCCAAACGCCTCTTCCGTCGTCATTAATCCAGTTTTAACCGGCATTTTTTACTCCTTAAAAGAATCTTGAATAAAAGGCCTGCTTCTCGCTATCGCTAGCCTCGCCTTTGTTTATCTTGCCGATGAGCTCCTTTACGCTCACGCCGCCGCCCGTTCCTCGCGCTATGTCGAATTCATCCTCCGTCTGCTCCTGCGCCTTGCCGTGGAAAAATTTTAGATAGACGTTTTCAAGCCCGACCGGAGTGAGTAGCGCGTCGCCCGCGCCGGGATTTTTCTCGTCGATTTCCAAAATCTTATCCGTGATTTTTCGCATATCAAAATCGGGATAACTCTTCCTAAAATCCGTCTCCATCTGCGAAAGTTGCGCGGCTTGGCGCATTCTTTGAAAGTCCGCATACTCTTCTTTATTGAGTTTTACGGAGTCGTCAGTGCTCGCCTCGGCTCGCGACTGGGCCTGGGCGGACGTTTTAGTTTCCGCCTGTGCCTGTGGTTTATCTGCGGTTTTTACGGCTGCCTGGGCTTCTTGCGTTTGCGTCTCCTCTGCAGCCGCCAGCCCCTCCAAATCCTGATCGTATACGTCCGGCATTAATTACCTCCTAAATTTAAATCCTGCGGCTCGTTTGCCTTAGGCGCGTTATCTTTGCTCTTCTCTGCTTTCTTGGCCATCTCTTTTAGCTTTTTATTCTCGACTTCAAGTTTTTGAATTTCCTGCGTCAAAGTTAAATTTTCGCCCGCAGCCGTGCTTATGCGGTCTTGCAAATTTGCGCACTCCTCCTTGAAGCGCTCAGCCTCGCCTCTACCCTCTAGCATTTCAGCCTTCAAGCGTTCGATCTCGTTTTTGGCTTTAGCTAGCTCGGCGGCTAGGTTTTCCGCACCGGACGGCGCGCACATCATCTCGAACTCTGCCGCCTCGTTTTGCGGCATAGCTTCCCACTCTTGCTCGCTTATGATATTCACGGAGGCAAAGCCGCCCTCGCCTTTATCTCGCACCACCACGTCGCCGATGCTTCCGCCGCTGATCTGCCCTTCGTCTTCGCCTTTTTTGTAGACGCTAAGCCCGTTCGTGGCCAAAGCGACGATAACACCCAAAACCTCGTATTGGTCCCTATACGCCATGTCCTCTCCTTTAAAATTTTTATTATTTTATTTACCCGCGTCCTAAAAAAAGTATAAAATTTTAAGACGATACCCATAGCTACACTCCGCCATTTGCCAAAGCCACCATCTCTATCTCCTCCTCGCTCGGTTCTCTTTGCGCCTGAACTTCTTGCTCCGCTTGCTCCTGCGCCGTTTGAGCCCGCTCCATAGCCTGGGCTTGCGCCGCCTCTTGCATCGCCGACATCTGAGCCATAGCCTCGTCTACCTGCTCTATCGGAGCGTTTTCGCCCAGGATTAGAGTTAGCACCTCTTTGATTATTTCGCCCGTTATTTTCGGCGAGCTTATTTGATTTTGCGCTAGCACGCCCAGCAAGCCGTTTAGTTGATTGATCTTTACTTCGTTTGCTATCGTCGTGCCGAAATTTACCGAAACGTCAAAGTCTAGGCGGTTCGCCTTTCTTTGCGCAAGCGTGCCGATCACGTCTATCACGCTCTCATCTTCGGTGATTTTTACGAATTCATCGTCGCTTACGAAGCGATAGAGCAGCTCTACGAAGTGCTGCGCGTAGCTTGAGAGCATAGTTTCTAGCAGGGTCTGCATCATGCTTTCTATTCTCATCGAGCTTGCGGCGTTTACCGTTTGTAGCGCGCCCATAGCGCGGCGATCGCTCGGGCTAGTTTGCCCGGTCATTACGCTATTTACGCCGGTTGCTATCTCGTATTCTTTGCCGAGCATATTTATCTCTTCGCTTAGCTGATACGTAGGCGGCGTCGGAAACGGCATTATCACGTCGCTCACCCTAGCGCCTATGTCCGTTTCTACCCTGATGACCTTTTTCCTCGCCATCACGTCGCTTACCGCCACCGCGCCCCTAGCTTTATCCACTACGAACGACGGATCTATTTGATTTTCGGTGATGTCGATTTTTTGATTGCGCTTGATGTTGTATTCTTCTTGGATTTCTTTGACGATTTCCGGCACGCACGAGCCGTATACGGCGTTTTCGTTTTCGCGCATGCTCTCCTCGATGCTTGGCATCGCGTCTATACAGTAGCCGAAGTGAAACGGCAGAGTCGAAAATTTCGTCTCTCTTACCAAGAAATCATTAGCAAAGCTCTTTAGCTCCCACATCTGGCGGCCGTTTACGTAGATTTTTTTGTAGATATCCTTCATCTGCACCCTCTGGCTCCACTCTACCTTTGAGCCTAGGATGAGATCTTTGTCTTTACCTTTATAAAATTTCGTTTTGATTTTTTCTTCGACCTGGCGCACCGATTGACGCCATTTGTAGCAGACGTATTCTATGTCGTTGATGTCGCTTGCGTATTTGTCAAAGGCTAGATCGGTGATAGGAATGAAGCGAGTGGCGATATCGCCTTGCTCTTTGTCGTAAAAAAGATTTACTATGCCTAGCGGCAGATATAGCGCGCTAAGGACTGCCTTGCTAAGCCCTACTCGGTGCTCTTTTTTCTTCCATCGGTTTTTGAGTACCGCCGTGAGCGCGTTTTGCAGGATTAGATCGTCGTCGCTTCTGCGCCCGACGCGAGTGATTTCGATCGGGCAGCGATCGCTCATGAAGCTTGTTTTAAATATCGCATGTATGATAAAAACGGTGGTTTTGATGAGCGGAACGTAGAGCTTTGAGCGGCTACGCTCGGAGTTTTTGAGCTTGCTCGTTCGCTTGTCGTCTTTGTATGTGGCTAGAAACGCCGCTTCGCATTTTAAAAATCTTTCTTTATGGTTTTCAAGATCTCTAAATGCTTTTTCGATTAAATTTAAGTCGTTATCCATCTAAACGCCGTCCTTACTTCACAGCCCGGCAAAGCCCGTCTTTACGAGCGGGGATTTCATCCCCCGCGCCCCTAGCTAAAGACTCGTCCGACTTCGCGAACCGCGGTTTTTTGACGATAGTTTAGATTATGAGTTTCCTAAAAAACGTATAAAAATTACTTTTTGCAGTCCTAAACCCAAAAATTTCAGTCTATTCTGCATACCGTTCATATTTTAAATTTTATAAAATTTTTATCATAGATGCTATATACTACTTTTATTTAGGAGAATTTATGGAGCTATACGACTTTGCTTATTGCGGTGATTTTAACGAAAAAATAAAACGATTAAAAGAAATGATTATCGATGAAAATTGGGGAAAACCCAAAAACGGTAAAGATTTTCCGGTTTTACATAACTATATAGCGCACTATTTTAAAAAAATACATCAAGATAATCAAATCGCTTATGCAGAAAACGAAAACGGCGAGAAAATAGCTTGCTTTAATACCGGCTTACTAACTAACACGTATAATGATATCTATGCTTACTTTGTCAAAAATAAAAACCAGAATTCGTCTCAAGAATGGTTTTTGGTTGAATTCTTAACGGGCAATTCGATAAAATTATCAAAAATAGCGGAGCTACCTAGAATAGCGACCTTTTTTAACTCGATCGACGACCTATTTTTCGATACGAAACTAGAACTTAGACTAAATGCCGAACATATATTACGAGATAACTACGAAAGATTTCCCGATGAGCTTAAACAATATAATAATATTATGCTCGTTAATCTTCTTGAGGGCGCTATAAAAATAGCCAAGAAAAAAATCGAGAGAAATTACAAGACGGCGGTTCCACAATTTTTTGACAACAAAATTCAGTTTTTGATTCCATTATGCCTACTCGACACGCAAAAACCCGATATAGCTATCGCCATTAGTAAAGATACGAACTATTATTACGGCGCGACTTGTTTAACTATGGATATGGCTTATAATAATGCTAGGCTAATAGTAAAACCCGAAAGCGACTGGCTTAGACTAAGCGATGATTAAGCAATTCTTTAATATAATTACATCATTAGATTTTACAAAAGTTTCAGATTAGTCTTATAACAATTACTTTTTTGGTCGGGTTGAACCCGACCTTTTTCTTTTTACTCTTTAATTTCTTTATTTCCCAAATTCTCGAAAGTTCCATAAAAACTTCCAGTTTTTTTTAAAACGTTTTGTTTAAACTCTTTATTTATATATGACATATAGGCTATTTTTATAACCTCTCGTGCAGCTATGGTTTATAAAAGCTGTTTACAAATTTTAAGCGCAGATTAAATTTTTAAGCGCGGATTAATTAGATATCTAATATAATCCTCCCGATGTTCGTTAGGCAAGATCCGTTCGAGCCTAACAAGAAAAGCGAGGATGTCCTCGCTTTCTCTATTTTTTTATTATTAAATTTCAAATCATCTCAGCTTTCTATATCCCTTTTTGCCCGTATACGGATTTACGTTGCCTTTCGTGCTGTAGTTATTTAGCTTCGTACCGTCTTTTTTGGTTTTATAGTGCGGCATGACGTATGTTCCGTTTTTCTTCATATATCCGCGCGTTCTTTGCGTACCTTCGGCTACGCTAGCCAAAACAAACAGCGCGAGCATACATGCTAAAATTTTTCTAAACATGGCTTTCTCCTTATGATTACCTGACTCATAAAACTAAAATTTTAATTTATTCTTATTTATTGCTTACGAAAAACGTTAGAATTTTTTATTTTAAATGTTGCTTTTTGGTGCTCCTTCAATATATTCTAAAGCACTATTCTCTATGTTGCCATTGGATGCTAGATCACCACCATTCTTTATGGTATTATTTTCCTTGCCCATTGATGCTGTTTTTGTCTCCATATTGTCTGCAACCCCATATCCCAACCTTT